ATGACAGCGGCTGTTGTGGTATTAGAATCAGAAGGAATTGGTTCCAATGACAATGACACAACACTACCAACAAGTGCCGCAGTAAAAGATTATGCAGACAGCAAAGCAGTGTTATCAGGATCCACAAACAACCAGGTGGCAACTGTCACAGGTGCACACGCACTTCAAGGTGAATCTGGATTAACCTATGATGGATCAACACTTGCAGTCACAGGAGCGGCAACTGTATCCACAACACTGGGAGTTACAGGTGCATCAACATTAGACGGTGTCACAATCACAGACAACACTGTTAGTTCAAATGCCTCAAATGCTGATTTAGAAATATCAGGCAACGGCACGGGTGTTGTAAGCCTAAGTTCAGATGGCACATTCTCAAGCCAAGCCACATCAACTTTCAGTGATAGTTTTGGTGCCACATCAAGGAACAAGGGTGTCCACATATTTAGAAAAGAAACCATAGGCAGTGCCCTAACATCAAGCAACGACAGGCGACAAGGACACTTGGTAGGACAGCAATACACATTGGGCAATTTTACAAGTTCAGACAAAGACAACAGATTCAGAGCACAGACAGTAGGTGTAGCGGTGGACCTTAACGGTGCAGAGGTAACTTCCACAAACAATTTCTCAGGTGCAATGGGTGCCCAAGGACAAGCGGCTGTGGAAAACAGAGATGCCAGCAACGCAGGAACAATGGGTAACACAAATGGTATGATGGCTGGTTCTTATTTCTACACACCACAAACTGTCAACATCACGAATGCACACGGTGTATTATCATATGTGGAAACAGATGACGGCGGCGGAGCAATCACAGTCACAAACGCATTCGCATACAAGTCACAGATCAACAAATATCACGGCACAATTACAAATGGATACAGTTATTACATAGATTCAAATGGTGCAACCAACAAGTTTGGTTTCTATGACACAACAAATTCACAATCTAGATTTGGTGCTGTTAGATTAGACAACCAAGCAAGTGATCCAGATAACAGCACTGCTGATGCTGGTTGGATATTTGCCAAAGACGATGGTAGCACCAGTCACGTTTGGGTTCAAGAAGAATCAGGCACAGCATCAAAAATATCACCGCACAATGACAAAGGTGAATGGGAATTTTATTCTTACAACAAGAAAACAGGCAAGAAATTAAGAGTTAACATGGAACGAATGATTCGTAAATTAGAAGAATACACAGGTGAATCATTCATAGAAAACGAATAATATAATATTATTCAGTAAATATTTCATTAAATAAACTTGTTATAACAAACAACCCTTTAAAGGAGGACATCTATGACGGCACTCTCGACGTATGCCGAGGCTAAGATCTTAAATTTACTTTTTAAGAACACAGCATTTTCTACACCTCAAGCATATATAGGCTTATTCACATCCGACCCAACTGACTCAGCATCAGGCACAGAAGTAAGTGGAAACGGATATGCAAGAATTAGAATAGACAACAAAATGAGTTCTGCAACAGCAAACTCAGACAACAGTCAAATTACAAACAGTTCAGTAATCACATTTGCCGCGGCAAGTGGTGGTGCATTTGGAACAATCACACACATCGGTATTTTTGATGCATTAAGTTCGGGGAACTTGTTAGCTCATGGCGCCTTGGCGGCATCTAAAATTATCAGTGATTCCGACACATTTCAAATCAACGCATCTGGACTTGTAATAACAATAGACTAATTCACAGTTTAATTTTTTGGAGTTATATCTGTGGCAACATTAATCGCATCAGCAAATTTAGAAATCAACGCATTTATTGGTAACCTTTATGTTGCCGATAATTATGTTACCCAAAATTATGTAGAAGGTGGTGTAGTTTCACAAGACTTAGATCTTGCAACAACACTTGCTATTGCATCAAGTAATATTACTGTTTCAGCAGTTGCCTTTAAGCCTGGCACATCGTCCATGGCGATAAATGCTGGAATAACAGCAAATACTTTAGCAATTGCAACCGGTACTGTTACTACAAATATTTCATCTACATTAACAGCCACAGGATTAGATTTAGATTTAGCCACAGCGTTAAGTGTTGCAGGTGCAACAATATCTGTTGATGCAGTTAGGACAAGAGCCTTTACAGCCACACTTCCAATAACATCAACCATTGACATGGGTATCAATGTGTTTGACATTGAGGTAGATCCATTTAACACCTTTATTGTAAAACAAGAAACACGATAAAATAAAATCGGTGCGGAAACCAGTATTAATAAAATTAAGGAAGAAACACGCTTAAATACAATTCAGTGTGAAACACGTGTTAACAAAATTAAACAAGAAACAAGAGTTTTTGAACTTGCATAAGGAGAATAACACATGGCAAACTTAACAGGATTTGAATTTGATAGAGATGGAGCATACATATTCAAGTCGCCCGCCGCAAGTTTACAATACGCATTAGATTTTTCAGAATATTTGAACACAGGTGATACCATAGTTGATGATTCATCAGCAAGTTCACCAGTTGTAACCATAGGCACCATATCAGGTGATTCAGCACCATTGATACATCCAAACGGACATGGAACTGATGTATCAGCAACCACAACCAAAGTAACATTTAGAGTGAGCGGCGGAACAGCAGGCAACGTTTATCCAATCACAGTAAAAATAGCCACGTCAGCAGGTGATACTGATTCAAGACATTTTAGAATTATTTGCAAAGACAAAGGATTAGAATAATGGTTCCAAATAACAAAGGCAAGAAATATAAAACACACGACACAGAGATGATTAAGAGATTAGCATCTACTATGTGTACATTTGAGGAGATTGGCTACATCATCGGCATGACTGGTGAAGGGGTCAAAAAAAGATTCAGCAAAGTTATTGAAGAAGGCAGAGCCAAAGGCAAAGCAAGTTTAAGACAAGCACAGTTTGACAAAGCATTACAAGGTGATACTAGAATGCAAATATGGTTGGGTAGAAACTACCTAGATCAAAAAGATGACCCTAATGGAGAAGAACATTCAACACCACTACCATGGGACGAGGAAAAAGAATAATGAAACTGTCTATACCACAAAAAACAGTAGCACAAGATTTTTCGAGATTTCGTACAGTTGTGGCTGGCAGGAGAATGGGAAAAACTACTCTTGCAATCAGAGAAATATGCTATCATGCAAGACTACCTGATCAAATTTGTTGGGCCGTGTTGCCCTCATACAGGCAAGCCAAGATGGTTTGGTGGGATCAACTAAAAACAAAATTAAAAAGCCTTAACTGGGTAAAAAAAATTAATGAAGCAGAACTATCTATTGTGTTGAAGAACAACAGCAAAATTAGTTTGAAAGGTGCAGATGGCGCCGGGTTCGAGAACCTGAGAGGAGCAAAACTTAATTTCCTAGTATTGGATGAAGCATCGAATATTCCATCACAGGCATGGACAGAAGTACTGCGTCCAGCACTGGCAGATTCTGAGGGACGTGCTTTGTTTATCGGGACCCCCAAAGGGGTTGGTAATTTCTTGTATGACTTGTATCAAGCAGGTGAAGACACAACGCAGGACCAATGGAAATCTTTTTCATTTACAACAGCACAAGGTGGCTTTGTGAGTGAAGCAGAAATAGAACAAGCAAGAAGAGACTTGGATAAAAAAACATTCGAACAAGAATTTGAAGCAACATTTGTAACATACAGTGGTATGGTGTACTACGGATTTAAAAGATCAGAGAACGTAAAAGAATTTACATTTACAAAACCACAAAAAATTATACACATAGCAATTGACATGAACATTGATCCAATGTCAGCAGTTTGTTTTGTGATAGCAGATGGCAAAGTTGTTGTGATAGATGAAATTGAAATGTTTGGATCAAACACAGATGAACTTGTGAATGAAATATACTCAAGGTTCCCAGGAACTAAAATATTTGCCTACCCTGATCCAAGTGCCAAGGCTAGAAAAACTTCAGCCGCAGGACGTACGGATTTAAATATCTTAAATAATGCAGGTTTTATTGTGAAAGCACCAAACAAACATATGCCAGTAAGGGATAGAATTAATTCAGTAAATTCAATGCTTTGCAATGGTAAAGGAGAGAGACAGATATTGATACATCCAAAATGTAAAAAATTAATCAGTTGTTTGGAGAGACAAATTTACAAACCAGGCACATCACAACCTGACAAAGACAATGGTTGGGATCACATGAATGACGCACTTGGTTATGGTATCAGTTACTTGTTCCCAATTACAAGACAATACACACACAATCAAACACAAACCAATTGGACAGTGAGGATATAACAAATGGCGGACCCATCAGAATTTACAGTGAACAATGAACAAGCATTAGGCAACAACTATGAAAGTTTAGGTGTTCACGAAGAATATAGATCACACTATCCAAGATGGCAATTTTTATCCAAAAGTTATTTGGGTGGGTATGAATGGAAGATGGGTGAATACCTTACAAAGTATGTGTATGAGTCAGGTGGAGAATACAACAAACGTATATCCAGCACACCATATGACAACCATGTAAAAAGTATCACACACATTTACAATTCATTCTTGTACAGAAATGAACCAAAAAGAGATTATGGTTCTATAAAAAATAGACCAGAACTGGATATGTTCCTACAAGATGCTGACTTCGAAGGAAGAAGTTGGGATTCATTCATGAGAGATGTTAACACTTGGAGCACAGTGTATGGACACGTGTTAGTATTATTAGATAAACCAAAATCAAATGCAAACACAAGAGCAGAAGAGTTGAATCAGTTAATTCGCCCGTATGCAAACTTGTACACACCAGAAAACATACTTGACTGGGAATACAAGAGAACAGATTCAGGAACATATGAATTAACATATCTTAAACTGTTAGAAGTAGAACAACAAGCATATGGCAGACCCACAAATTATTATGTAAGAGAGTTTACAAACGACATGATCATATTGTCCAAAGTAAACACAAAACAACATTTAGAAACAGAAATTATAGATCAAATGCCAAATGAACTTGGCAAGATACCAGCAGTGTTTGTGTATGCCAACAGAGGACCAGTAAGAGGTATTGGTGTAAGTGACGTTGGTGATATTGCAGACATGGCAATGGCTATATCAAATGAATGGTCAGAATGTGAACAATTGATTAGATTAACAAATCACCCAAGCCTAGTTGTTACACCAGAAGTTGACACAACAGCAGGTGCTGGTGCAATTATTAAAATGCCAAATGAAACAGACGCAGGATTAAAACCATACCTGTTACAACCAGGTGGACAAAGCATAGACGGTATCTTAAAAAGTATTGATGACAAAATAAAAGCAATTGATAGAATGGCTCACTTGGGGGCTATTAGAGCAATAGAAACACGACAGCTCTCGGGAATTGCGATGCAATCTGAGTTTTTATTATTAGATTCTAAGCTCTGTGAGAAGGCAAAAAACTTACAACTAGGAGAAGAACAAATTTGGAGATTGTTTGCACAATGGATTGGTGAAACATTTGATGGCGAAGTAAGATATCCAATGGCTTTCCATATCAGAGACAAAAACTTGGATATGGACATCCTTAAGAA